ATGAAATGCAAGATGTTGCGATCTCTTGCCTAAAATTGCATCGCTTTTTAAACAACAAAAAGGAGAAATAAATGGCACACAAACAAGGTATCATTAGTAAAGTTTATCATAATTATAATGATAAAACTGGTAAAGCATTACCTAATGATAAAGTAAATCATAAGTTCTATATTGGTGATGAGATATTTATAATCAAAGGGAAATATATACCTGACTTTATTAAAGAGGGTAAAAAGGTTTCTTTTGCTTATTCTATTTGGTCTCCACAAGGTGCAGATAAAGCATTTAATTTTGTGCAATCTGAAAATAATATCCTTAAAATTCAAGAACTTAAAGATCAAATGCAACCAGATACTTCATTTAATGTTGAAGATTTTGAAAAGGAAGCTGTTAATGTTGCTTCTGACTTAGGTGCTACATTAACAGTTGAACCTATAAAATCTTTTAATAAAGATGAATATATGTTTGTAATGGCTATGACCAAATCAGCACTTGAATCTAAAGGTTTAGAGTGTAATAAAGAATCAATAGATAGTTTTATAAAAGATATGAAACTTCTTTATTCGCATAACTTTTAAAATAATTTCTAGGGTGGCAAATGTGTTTAAATTTTTCCCTTTAATGTTTGCCACTCTGCCCATTGTTTTTATTAACAATTTAATATATAAAAAGAAAATGATAGTGCGTTATAGATATTTAGAATTTACTGGTATTTATAAAGAGGAGTTTGAAAACGAACAAGAAGCACTCTCAAAAGAGAAAGGCAAATTTGTTGATCTTGAAATAACTGGAATTAAATTTAAATCAACAAGAATAAAAAAAATTGATGGAGAAATTAAAACATCAAGTTCAGAACTTAAGGGACAGACATCATAGAGTATCTATGAAGTATTTTGAACTAAAGCATAGAATGGAAAAGGCAAAAAGACTTAAAGATGCTTTAGAAACAAAAGTGGTTTTGAAATTTGAAGAATTACTAACATAAGTTAGTAGTACAACTATAAAACGAAAAGGAAGGATATGCAGGACTTTGCCTTACGAAACCCAGATGAGATAAGACAACAACTTGACAAGTATGCCGAAGATATGTGTCAAGCACTTTATAATTTTAGAAGATTAGAAGAACATAAAAAAATACTTTTAGCACAATTAACTATTAGTGAAAAAACTGTCACTAACTGCTCTATGGTAGAAGCAGAAAAAAGAGCTATGTGTACTAAAGACTATAATACTCACATAGAAGGCTTTTGTGTTGCTGAGAGAGATTATTCAAAAGCTAAATCTAAATATGCTAACTTACAAAGTTGGGTAGATTTATACAGAAGTTGGCTAGTAACTAATCGTGAGTTAAGTAGATGAAAATAATACAACCAGAAGGAAAACTAAATGAACTTAAATATCAAGAACGAGTGGGAAACTATATTGACTACGCAGAGCAAAGGTTTGAAGAATATTGCAAAGCTAAATCTTTTCATTATAAAAAACTTCTTTTTAATGATGATTCTGATTTTGCTAATTCCCCTATTCCTTATTATCATAAACTTGGTTTATTGTCTGCGATGCCTGATTACTTTGTTTATTCCAAAAAAGAAGCTCCAAAGCAACAACAGTTCTTCGTTGAAGTCAAAGCCAGTAACAAAATTAAATTAAAAGACTTAAAGAAATATATTACATTTGCACAAATGTTTTGTGATAATAAATTCACTCAATATACGATTGCTTTTTGTTTTAAAGATGGACTTAAATTCAAATCAGTAGATCAAATACTAAAATTGTTGCCACAATCAAAGATTCAATCTTGGAATGATGGAATAGAATATTATTTATTACCAATTTAATGGTATGTGTTAGAAATTTCACAATCAATTTCATCATCAAAATTTACAACTTCATATTCCCAATCTACTCCAGTAATTCTTAATTTAGTAGTTTGTTTAAGTGATGACAAAAAATTAATGGAATTAGGAAAAGTGCCAGTATCAAAAAACCTAACATAAGCAATATCATCTACAAAGCTATCATCATTGTTTTTAACAAAGTTAATAGCATAAGTGACTAAGTAGCAGTTCATTTTTTAGTAAAAGCGTCAATGCTTGGTTTTAATCCGTAGATCGCACCAAAGATACCAACGATTAACCATTGATACCATGAAGGGAACTTACCAAAATAATCAAAGAATAAATCTAATTTAGCTTTGATATTAATATCATCACTAATAACTGCATAAGATAAAACAATAATTGGAATACAAACTACTATTAAAACAAATTCATCTTTCCATGATTTGTCTTGTTGGTCGTAAACATCTCTTTGATATTCTATTTCACCTTTTGCCATACGCTCATAATATTTGCGTTCAGCTTCAGATTCTAATAGTTCTGATTGCTTATGATTTTTATAAATCTCAGCACCAGTTTTAACTACTGTTGGTATTATGTTCCACCACATATTAATCTATTGCACAAATGTTAATTTCACCTGCACCCCCACCATGTGCTATGAAAGCCACTTTATTACCAGATTGAAATGAAAAATATTCAACATAATCTGGTGGTATTAAAAAATCTTCTTCTGTTGCAGTAGGATTTGCACCAAATTTGATATGACAATGTGTTGTCGTTGAAATTCTGATTAATCCTGAACCAGTAATGATAGCTGATGATTGTGCTGATGATGAACCGACAGTATGTGTTTCTGGTGTGAAATCTGTGTCTATTTTTGTTATCTGCATAGTGTTCTCTAAATGTTCCTTTTTATACCATTTAAACCGACAAATTACCCCTAATTTTTAATATCTTAGGTTCTTTTGAGGTTATACCCATAAATAAGCCAATATGCTTAATAATGCGTCTAATATAATCTAAATGATATTACTTACCTTTAGATGAATCTATCAGTAGTTCTATGTAGTGTTTAGCTTTTAACAAGTCTTGGACACCACCCTTCTCTTTAAATCTTAAAATATACTTTATGATATTTCCTTGTACAAATCCAATATTATTTTTGATGATAAATTCTACTGGTTGGATTTTGTAATTCTTGTAATGGCTTCCACCAACTTGCTTTTTAAATGACTTCATAGACTGTTCTTCCATTAGCTTTGTATGCTCTTAAATACATCTTACGATTATTTTCTTTGTTGTATGAAATATGTACCCAGCCAGAATTAGCTTCTTCTGGTTTCCAAAATTCAAGAATTACTTGATCGTAAAATAAATGATTAACAACCCAGTCGGCAAGTTCTTTGTTAGGCACTCCTAAGACTTCGCAATCAACTGCCATACCAAGACAATGCTGACTATTAATTGATGAACCTATCTTCAAACAAAGTTCTGGTGATCTATAACCACTCGTAATTTTTATATCTCCAAAATGATTTACAATAGGATTAATAACTTCGTGGATTAATGTTTGGAGATTAATTAAAATTTCATCTGTTGGAGTATTATCTATTCCAAGTCTTGTAGCTGTTTCTGAAAACAGTAATTCTTTTAAACTAACTTGCCTATCCATTTGCCTTCTTTGTTAAGTACCATTGGCATTAGTCTTGGAGTAGAATCTACAATCATTCCACAACCCATTATAAATTTTGTTTTAAAGTTTTTAGAATATTGGAAAGCCATATTAGTTTGTTGGATTAAACAACCTACTTGCATAGCAAAGAATAGTGCATCAGGATTAGCCCAGTATTCTATTTTAAATTTAGAATGGAAGTGTCCTTGAACACAACTCATTCCATTAATTTGAGATACTTTAGTTACATCAGCAGATATTCCATGAGTAAAGAAACATCTTTGTTTATTAGGAAGTGTAAGAGTTAAATTATCTACCCAGTTCCATTTTTTAACATTTAAAAACTCGTTGTATTCTTTTAGATAACCTCTAGGGATTCCTGATTTAATTGCTCTACGATAAACTAAGCTAGAATGATTTGAGTCTAACAAAGTCATTTCAGGAAATATTGATTCTAATTCTTTTATAAAATCTTTTGCTCTAACAAGTTCATGTCCAGCAGAAGCAAGATCAGGGTTATGATCGTGGAATGATAATGCGTGGCAATCTATTTCATCACCTATATTTACGATTGTATCTGGTTTGTATTCTTTTTTTATTTCTTTTAGGAACTCAAAGCTATCTTCTCTATGATATGGAATATGTAAATCAGATATGACTAAGATTCTTTTATTCATAAACTAACTACTAGTTGTATTCGTATTATTAAGCAATAGTTACTTAGCCAAAAATATTGTGATTAGAACTAACGACAAAGAACCAAGCCCACAAAGAATCGCCCAATACAAATTAGTCATTTGTCTTTCCAGCTTTGATACTGAAGAAGATAAAACTTTAACTGAGTTTTTAAGTCCTGTGATATGCCCCTTTAATATTATTAGTTCTTCGTTGGTAGTTCTTGTCATTGTCTTTATTAGTACATTTGCAAGACTTCAAAAGACAACAACTGCCATCAGCTAATCTATAAATGCACATTAAATATTGTGCAGTCTTTTTATCAGACAATCAAATTTAAATAAAGTCTATTTATTAAAAGTCTTTTGTATGTCCGAATAGAAGTCTTTGTAAAACTTTTGAACATCTTTTAAATATGTTTCGTAGTTTTGTTTTAGTTCTTCGTAAGTCGGAAGTTTAAATGTAAACATTTTATTCTCCTATTTATTTCTAGGATATATATGTTGCGTTGCAACAAAAATCAAGACTACTTAATGTTAAAATGTATTTTAATTGATTCTATAATATATTTGGCGATCTCATACTTCCATTCTAAATATAATCCAAGAACTGTGCCTAGTATAAACCAGATCATCTTGCAGTAGTTGGTATTCCTTTTGATGATACAAAAGGATTTTCAGCAAATGCCATGTAGATATATGTTACACCAGAAGTATTGTGTGCGGAATAATTTGCTCTAGCTTTTAAACCATTAGATACAAAATCCCAGTTAGCTGGTGCTGAGTTTGTTGCACCTGAATCTTCAGCAAATAAAAATTCACCACTTGGTGCTACTCCTCTTTTTGTATCGCACATAGACCATTGACCAGTAGTAGATGATGCTTTTGCCATAACAAATGCTGGTTTAAATCCAGTATAGATAAAAGTACCATCAGTTGAACCATTACCAACATAAGAACCAAATTTAGAATATCCTTTTACATCAGCAAAAGCATAACCAACATAATTATTACCATTTGCATTTACATTATTTGCGTTATTAACATCTCTTAAAGTTAATGTTGTTGAATTTACATTACTAAAATAACCATCACTTAAATAACCACCACTTGCAGGATTAGCACTTGCGTTTGTTCCATTTAAAATTAATGATGCTTGATTTGGATT